ATGTTGGTCTACCGAAAATATATCACCTTGTGCAACCACCTCTATTGAAGGATGGTTTTCCATTATTGTTCTAAAGTAATCTAAAACATTATAATAGAGAGTGTAATTAGTTGCCGAATTATTTACTATAAAACTCATAATTTATCCTGATTAATCTAATCAATAATTAAAGTTGTATCCCACCAAAGTATTGATTCGTTTGGTCTGGATAGATTTGTGTTTGATTTCCAACACTTTGTAAGTATTGAGGTATCTGATTTGAGTATGATATCAAATAGTTTTGTAATCTCAATGCGTAGTAATCACCATTTTCTTGTGATTTCTGTAACAGATAATCTACTTCAACCTTAGATGGTGCTACACCTTGCTCTGATTGTTGTTTAACTGCTCCATTAGATTTGAATTGTATTGAACTAAATGGTATATATTCTACACATGCATACCAAATTAGTGTATTCTTAATATGGTCATCTAATAGGTCCTGATAATATACCGATAAACTACTAACTGTGTTTGCAACAATTCGTGCTTGTAAGTATTCAAATAAAACTGTTCCCAATAAGTTCTTAAGGTATTTATCCTGTGCTGTACGAACATATGGTAATAATGCATCTGCATCAATACTACCCATTAATGGTGAGTTCTTTATGATATCATTTCTTGTTATAAAAAGTGCGTAAGCCATATCTTAAGGTTTAATTATTTCGTATTCTTTTGTGAAAAATGCTGAACTTGCATTTATAATTGTTGTTTCTTCACCAGGTCCACTTCCTCTACTATTTTGAGGTGTGTAAGTTGGTTTATCTATATCAGTTGTTGTCTGATCTTCACCATCTTCGGTTGTAGCTGGATTTTCCATTTCTTTATTAGTTTCATCTGCTACTTCTTCAATAGTTTTATCTGTATCTTCTGCCTGCTCTGATAATATTGCCAATGGTGTTAACTGGTCAAAGTATAATTCTAAATCATCGTAACCACCTTCTGTCAATGCCTTATCTAATGCGTTTAAGATAAGGTTTTGGAAAGGTCCTACTGTCATTGTTTGTAAGATACTGAATGCTGTTTTCATTTCCTCTGATTGAGAACTAAAACCATTTCCTTTATCTCTGATACCAAATAATAAAGGAGAAGTGATTCTATGCGATACTAAGATTCTATCTTGTGCGTATGTTGCAACGTAATCAAATTTCTCATGTAAGTTATCAATCTGAATTACATCAATAGTTGGTTTAGTAGAAGGGTCATCATTAAAAGATGTCATAAATCTACCTGCATTCTTAGTGCCTGTAAACTTAGCCTGAATTAAATCTTCAATAGTTTGTCTTTCTTCAGGTGCTGGAATACCATTATTAAAGTTTACCATTACTGCTGGAAAGAAACCATTCTCAATATTGTTTAAGTGTAGATTACTTAATTCTGCCTCTACAAATGAAAACTGCAATGAACTAACCCAATCAGGAAGTGAATAATAATACAAACCAGGTGTATAGTTTTTAATGTATAGTATTTCCATCTTATCGTTAGAAGTACCAAATGCAGGGATTTTCTTTTTGTTCTTCTGTGCTCTCATATCTAACCAATCTGTACAATAGTAATAGTTTTCTACTTTAGGATTAGTGTATATCTTTTCTGCTCTTATATACTGAACAGGTACGTGATACATTTTAATTATCTTAGTATGTTCATCATTCCAATAAACTTGATATGCTGCATTACCATATAGTTTCAAATCAAACGATACTCTCTTAGTTTCTTCTTGAGGAATTACTTTCTGTAAGGTTTTATCAAATTCTAAATTTTTACTGTATAATCCTTTTCCATATACTAAATCTGCTATACCCTCTATACATGCCGCTGTTGTAGTAGATGTTGTATGTGCTAGTGTTAATGCTTGGAAGAAATCATCTTGTCCAAATACACCGAATGGAACCCATTGATGACGTGTTTTAGTATCTTCTATTATATTAGGTAAATCTTGTACACCTAAATTAACTACTGAAAAGGTTTGATTAAATTTTTTGCTCATATTATAGTATTATGTATTCATTTGATGATACATTTGAAACATATCCATCATTTTGGTTTGTGTAAACTGATTTTAATTCATTTGTAATACTCTGTGATGCAAAGACCTGAATAGACCCATGCCATATTGAAGCAGTATCATTAAGTATTATTGCTCTAAATTCTTGTCCTATATTTGGATCTGCTATACTTGCTGTAAAACTTAACATACTTTCATAACTATTATAAGTTACTCCACTTAAACTTGCAGTAGTATTAACTTGAGTTGTCATATCCTGCAGAGACATTGTAAAGTTAGAAGATGCACTTGGTTCAGTTCTTATTGTATATTGATTACTTCCAGATATTATATAAGTAAGCATTAGCTATTAGTTTTCTTATCTTTAACACCACTTTATCTAATAATAATTACTAACTAAGCTTTCTGAACTTAAAGTTACATTATTTTTTCCATATTTCCAAATTTATTTAAGACAAAAAAATAGGATACCGTATAGATACCCTATTTAATATTTTTACAATGTGCTTACTAATTAATTTGCACTTCCAGTTACAACTGTTGGAGCGTTTCCTACACTTGCGAATGGATTTGTTGGAGTTGAACCAGATACAAATTGTGCTGGTAATGGTTCCATACCTGTTAAAGTGATTGAATAACCATAAAGGTCACCTAATCCTGCTCCAGTTTGAATTGTTCCACCAGTCAAATCTACACCTTCTGTTAAACCTGCAACCAATGCTTCACCATTAGTTGTCCAAATAATAGCAACCGGTCTTCCGTATGCCATAAGTTTTAACTGAGTAGTCATTTCAGGAGTTAATTTCTTCAAATTCAAAGTTAATTCTTGGTTGAAGAAAGTTGTTCCATTATCTCTACTTGAGTTTACAGTTTCAGTATAAGCACTATTGCCTTTCAATTGATAATAGTAAACAGTTGAACCGCTAGGAAAAGATGTTACTTGTCCGTTTGCATCAATTGTAAATGTTGGGTTGTAAGAAGATGAAGGATAGTTCATAAAATAAACTCCCTGCAATCCACCTACTGACTCTTTACAAACTTCTTGTCTACCTGCTGATAAATTACAAGCCATAGTATTTAATTTTTTTTTGTTTAGTTAAAATAGTGGTGAGGTTTTACCCCCACCGACCTATTAGTTATTTTTAATCTAATTTATAGATTAGAATGCTCCGTAGTAAACTACATCACCTAAGATACCTACAACTGTACCAGCTGTATATCTCATAATGATACGATAGTTTTGTGAACCATCTATGTTTGCCATATCCAATACTTTAACTTCGTTGTAATCAGATAATAAACCTGTACCGAAGTGTAAGTTAGATTTTTGAGCTGCAACTACTTTAGATGCACTCATACCAGGACAAAGAACGATTTCAATACCGTTGAAGTTGAATGGTTTTTCACCAACGTTCAATTGGTTGTTCCAACCGTTAGCACCTACTGCACCACCAGCTAATGCTTGTTGGTAAGCTTTTGCTACGTTTGTAGGAACATACAATAATAAATCTTCTTTTCCGTATACTGTATCAGGAATAGTATTTACTACTGAATCCAATACTGATAATACGTTACCTGCTGTAATTGAACCAGAGATAACTGTTGATCCACTCTTTGCAGAGATTACACCAGTTGATGCTGCGATTGATGCAGATAATGCTGTTTCAAAACCACCGAATTGACCGTTAGTTGCGTTAACACCTTGCCAAATAGAGATTTCAGTTGCCTGTGCTACGATACCACCTACATAAGAGATTAAGTAATCGTTGAATGATGCTGGAATAGTATCAAATGCACTGAAACCTAATTGTAATGCTTGCCAAGAATCTACGAACTCTTGCTTACATAATTGTAAGTTAACTTGTAATTCTTTTGGAGTTAATACTGCTTCAGATAATTGTACTGAACCTGATGTAGTGAAATCACAACTAGCATCATTTACGATGTTAGCTACTGCAATTCTTTGAATTACTTCTTTGAATTTCACATTTGGGTGAATCGTTACATACTTGTTATCCAAAGTTTTTGCTGATAACAAAGCCGCTGCGATATATTGCCCTGCGAACTCACCTGCATAAGAAGCCGGATTCGGATTAGCGAATGTAGGTTGTTGAAAATTTTGTAATTTTTTCATTTTTGAAAATATTTTTTGTTTAATAATTATTTATATAATTTGTTTAAGAAAGATGCTTGCGCGTTTTCTACTTTCTTACCAAAGTTATTTCTGTTTGTTGCTGCGAATTTAGCTGCTTCTTCTATTGGAGCACCATCTAATTTTGGTAACTCTTCTTCATCAACTTCTTCCATTAATGTGTTTGGAACTAATGAACTTACTTCTTGTCCTTCAGATGGGAATGCTGATGTGAATTTCTCCATCATATCTTGCATTTTCTTTTCCATCTCATCAATTCTGTATCCTAATTTGATAATTGGATCTTCAGATGGTTCACCCGCTTCTACTGTATTAGAGTCATCCTCTTCAGTTGTGTTAGGTAATCCTTTAGCTTCTTTAGTTTCAGCTTCCATTTCAATATCTTTTTCTTCTTTAACGTCCGCTTCTTTATCTACTACTTCTTCATCCATTTTCTTTTCTAATTCTACGTTTTCTCTTTCTACGATAATACCGTCTTTAGTAATGAGTTTAATTAGGACTTCATTTCCTTCAGTATCTCTTAAACTAATTTCATGTTCACCGTCTGGTGCTGGAGATTTAGTTCCATCTTCTGATACCACTTCTACTTTCTCACCTACATCAAATGTTGGAGATTGTAAAATTGTTCCATCTGCTAATTTAGCATCTACGAAATCAACAACTTCGTTATCCATTGCCAACAAAGTCATTATTCTATTTAATACGCTTTTTGAATTCATATCTTTTGTGTTTTAAGTCTTTAACACCACTTTTGTATGGTGTAGTTATTTTTTGGTTAATTTAATCGTTTTGTTATATCTGTTAGGTTGTTGTATTCTTCTGCTATATCGTTGTTTCTTAGTTTCAGTTCTTTATTCTGATATTCTAAGAACTTTATAACAGCTTGTAAATACTCAATCTCACTTTTAAGTTCTGTGTTTTCCTCTTCGGCTAACTCCAGCATTACTTCCAATATTGCTGTATTCTCATTCATATTATGCTATTCTTACGATAGATAATCTTCCGCTTACCAATGAATCATCATCAAGATTAATACCTACTTCTACATATTCAAATGCGTTTAATTGAACTAATGCCGTTGTAGATACACCATTTAATGCTCCACCGCTTGATGTATATCCACTCATTGTAGTTGCTACAATTGTAGTACCATTTTTCTTAAGAAATACTTCAGAGTTACCACTTGCAGCATCTGCATCAAACTGTGCGTTTGCAGTTACTTGATATATACCATTTTGTAATACTCTTGCGAATGAACTACTTACAATTTCAACACCACTTGCAAATTCTTGATTATAAGTTGTTAAAACACCACTTGATACTGCAGAACC